AACTAGCGGTTGCCAGTAAGTTTATTCAGTCACTCCCATGTTGCGTCCAACGGTTATATTATAACATAAAAAAAGGGGGTTGAAAACCCCCTGTGTTTAAATCCAGTCTTTTCGTTCATGATGTTCTGGAACGACCTTGCCTAGTGTGACGGTTAAAAGACCGTCCTCAAACAATACTTTCTTAACAACTGTATCGTCTGCAATAGTCCATGATCTAGAAAAAGATCTTTGTGCTAGTCCTTTGTGTGCGTAGTCAGAGGTGTCTTTTTCTGCTTTGTCTCCCTCTACAACTAGTTTACCATACTCTGTGTAAACTTTAATTTCTTTCTTTTTAAATCCTGCTAGTGCAATTTCTAGTCTTGATTCAACATTACTAACATTGACCAAATTGTATGGTGGGTAGTTAGTATTAAATTCTGTGTTGAAAAATTGATCAAAGTAATTGTCTAATCCTATGCTGTTTTTAGTGATACGATCTATTAAAGTTGGTAGATCGGCAGCATGATACTTGTGATACTTTTCTAAGTCCATAGTTCTCCTTATTAAGCGAGTGTAAATTGTGTTCCCGAAGGCAACAATACTATTTAACCACAGACTCCACTAAGTGTCTATCCGATATACCGACTAACTTGGTTCGGGTATCCATCCAATCTTTTACATGGTAGTGAAAACCGCCCTTCTCCTCTACTGCTTTTGCCAGAGCATAGTCATTCTGGCCTTCCTCCATCATGTCACCAAAGAAGTGCAACTCATCACTAGTCTCAAAGTCTCTAAGTATTTGACTTTTATTTCTCCCTAGTGGTGCTAGATCTAAACCTGTCTGTCCTCCTATCTGCACTTCTAAGTCTGGGAACTTTAACCTAAGTCTTCTAGCAATCTCTCCTCTCTCGTTAGTTAGTTTGTCCCACTTGACATACTCTTCTCTTTCTATAAAACAAGTATTTGCTCTACCTAGTATGCTAAAGTTTACACCGCCAGGTCTTCTTTCAATATGAATACCATTACGAATAGGAAACTTACTAAACAATAACTCATTCTCTAGGTGTCTTTCTATATCTACAGGTAACTCCCAGTCATCTCTATAGACATTCTTAGTACCCTCATAGACATCACTACCTGAGCAATTGTATACTCTGGTGCATTTGTTATACAAGTATGGTGTTAGTTGTTCTAGTGTCTTGTCTCTGTCACTACCTGTAACTAGATAAACATCATTACGAGTAGCAAACTCTGAGAAGAATGGTAAGAACTCTCCATCAATTTGTTTTCTTGCAGGTGTCAAAGTCCCATCAACATCAAAAATAAATTTCTTCACTCTTCCTCCGTTTTTTTCCTGCCTATATTATACTTTGTTTCTAGTATCCAGTCACCCTTATCTTTATAAGACAATACTTTGATCTGGTTCAACGGTGCTATGTCAGCTATCTGATCTACATTGAGTATACTAATGAGTCCCCAATCAGCAAGCAACTGACTAATACGATTCCTACGCTGCACATCGTTAATAGTAAGGTTAGCTCTTTTTCCATCAAGTGCAAATAATTCTTTAAAGTGGACGATAAAATATCTCCCCTGTTTATGTAGTATATGACAACTTTGATATAATTTCTTTTCTTTGCGTGATGCCACACCAATTCTTGTTAAGGTTTCTCTAACCTTTAGAAAATCATCTGGTTCACTTAATGATACCTCTACCATCTTTTCTGACGACCAATCAACGGTCGGTTCAATCACTACACTCATTGTTTTAAATCAATTATTATTTGTATTTAGTAAATAATTCTTGCAAAAGGACATTTTGACTTTCCTTTCTTAAACAATCTATCTGTCCAACTACCGTTATCCATTGCCTCCTCTCGTTTTGTCTCATAAATTTCTAATATTTCATCTATTATAGCATAATCTTCTATCCTCTGTAAGTCCACCTCTGCATCTAGGTCAGGAGAATGAAACGATAACCTGCATAGAGGGTCACCTTTTTTAAACTTTACTGGTTTTGTTTTATCTACTACTTGAAATCCGATGCTTGCCTTAGACGGCCATGTAGATAGTTGTACCCAACCAGGAACCACTATCATATTGTTATCAAGAGATGTCATAGGATGATCATTTAATTCTAACCATACATCATTGTCTGATGTCCACAACAAAAAGTGAGGAGTGGTCAAATGAAAAACCAGAGTATCTAAATGCTCCTGATTGTAATGTAAAAAATTTGCATCTATTGGTTCATCAACTCTAAACTCATAATCAATAGGTGATGATATTATAAAAGTTCTTTCGTTCTTATGATTAAAACATGGACATCTTTTATATGGCATGCCACTAGAGTCCTTAAACTCAGACTGTTTTATAATGTAGTCATCAGGTGAATCCTGACTCAAGTAATTAATTTTCATCAGTAGATAATTTTAGTCACACCTTTGTAGTATTTTTCCATCTCATATTTTCTATGTAGATAGTCTATTTCTATTTTCTTTCCACTAAGTTCTTCATAGACTTTGATAAATGTGCTCATCATGTGCCAATGTAATGGTGGAATGTAAGAAGGTGATAGGCATACAAATATTTGATCGAACTTATAGTCACCAAAATCATAATCATTTTTAAAACCCCAAGTAAAATTATTAAGATACTTATGTCCATGCATAGTATCCAAAAACTCCTCTGTAGTTTCATTCATAATCCAGTGAAAAGATTTTAATTTTCCCTGTGATTGTAAATAATATCCCCAGTTACCTTCTACTACTCTCTCGTCTTCATCTATTTGTTTTATTTCTTCCTCTGCACTACTTCTGGTATTTGTAAGTATATCACTATGATGATCTATGTTGACTATCTCTATGTCTGTATGTCCCTCTAAACCATATAAAATATTGTCATGGTCATATCCAAAATAAACATCGTCACAGTGTTTCAATGCTCTTAAATATGTTCTTAAACAAAAATCATAATTGTCTATATCAATCTTCTGAGATATAGTTTCAAATACCTCTGGCATTCTAGATTGTAATTGCTTCCATTGAACGACTGGTTGAACATCTGGTATCTCTTTGTTCATACCATTCTTATAGAAGTCGTTGATTGCGGGTGCTGAAATAAAATCTAAATCAATACTGAGAATCTTCATTTTCTTCTTCTCTTTCCACTTCTTTAAATACTAGAAGTGACTCACCTGGTTGTATATTCTCCATCTCAGGATGCACAACCTTCTTAGGTTTTTCCATGTCTCTGACTAGCATGCCAGTCATTCTCCACATAAATGCGAATGTACCACCTACTACTGCAGCGAACATCAAACCGTATATAAAAACGAACATGTCATTCATATTCTTCCACCTGTGTTAAGTTTCTTCTTAATGAACTCTATTTGATCTTTACTAAGGACACGCATTGCTTGCAATGCTTTCTCACTACTGTATCTATAATACTTTTTAACTGCATCTAAATTTGATATCTTGTCCTTCTTTAACCAAGGAGCAAACCTCTTTCTTTTTCTCAAAGAATGCAATAGAAAATCATACTGTAACTTAGGATCTAGGTTAGGATACTTGTTCATCTCATTAGAGAACATAACAGAATCTAATATCCCAGACAAACATTTGTTTATTATGAATGCAGGATATTTTAGTGTGGGATCTTCCTCAAGTAAATTTTCTTTAGTGAGATTAATAGACTTTAACCAGTCTTTAAGTTCCATCTTCATTATCAAAATAATTGGAACAAGAGCACACCAAGTTACGATCACCATAAACATTATCAATCCTTGATACTGCTGGCCAGAACTTGTTAATCTGACCTGCAGGATATGCTGCTTGTTCTCTGGTATAATTATACTCCCATTTGTCAGAAATTACAACCCTTGCTGTATGAGGTGCGTTCTTTACTATCTCAGGTTTAGTAAATATTTCTCTTTTGATCATTGCCATAGCATCTACAAACCTGCGTAACTCATCAAATGATTCTGACTCTGTGGGTTCTACCATCATAGTTCCTAATACTGGCCATGATAATGTGGGTGCATGAAATCCATAGTCCATCAATCTCTTTGCTACATCTTCTGCTGTAACTGGTAAGGATCGACAATCAAATATACATTCATGTGCTATCCTACCATTCTTTCCTTTATACAATACTTTAAACTCTGGATCTATTTGTTGTGCTAACCAGTTAGCAGTCAGTAATGATATTTCTGATGCCTTTCTTAGTCCTGATCCACCCATCATTCTTATGTACATCCAACTAATCAAAAGTATACTAGCACTACCTTGAGTTGCTGCTGATACTCTATGATTGATAAAAGGCACAAGATGTTCTGCTACACCAATAGGTCCTACACCAGGTCCTCCACCACCATGAGGAATACAAAATGTTTTATGTAAATTAAGATGGCATACATCTGCACCATACTCACCAGGTTTACATAGTCCTACTTGTGCATTCATGTTTGCACCATCAAGATATACCTGACCACCATTCTCATGTACAATTCTACAAATGTCTTTGATGGTTGGTTCAAATACACCATGAGTAGATGGGTATGTAATCATAATACATGATAGTTCAAATGTATTCATGATTGCTTTCTTCTCTAAATCTTTTAAATCTATGTTACCTTCATCATCACATTTTATAGGAACTATTTTCATACCTGCCATGATTGCTGATGCAGGATTAGTTCCATGTGCTGATTCTGGGATCAAACATACATTTCTCTTGTGATCTTCTCTACTTTTGTGGTATGATTGTATTGCAAGCAAACCTGCATACTCACCCTGAGATCCTGCATTAGGTTGTAATGATATAGCAGAAAATCCTGTAATCTCACACAACCATTTTTTAAGATCATCCATTATCTTTTGATAACCAAGTGCTTGTCCAGAAGGAATGAATGGATGTAAGTTTGCAAACTCAGACCATGATACTGGCATCAGTTCTGCTGCTGCATTTAATTTCATTGTGCAACTACCAAGTGGTATCATACCATTTACTAATGAGAAATCTTTCTGAACTAACTCATTGATATATCTCATCATATTAGTTTCACTATGATACTTATTAAACACCTCTTGTTGTAACCAAGGTTTTTTTCTAAGAGGAGTGTGCTGCCACTTGTAGTCTTTCATTGCAGGTTCTACATGAGTGATAGTTTTTGGATCTGGTATAAAATCAATTTGTGTTTGTACAATGTCTGCTATCTCATCTAGTGTAGTGCATTCATCAATAGATAGAATAATCCAACCATTCTCATATCTGCAATTAAATCCTTCAACATGCTTATCACTTTTAAATCTAACAGTATCAAAACCTTCCCAATCGTCTACCTTTATACCACACCATTTCAATGCTAATAGCAGCGTTTGTCTATGCCATAGTATTTTACTTGATATTTTTCTCAGACCTTCCGCACCGTGGTAAGCAGCGTAAAAACCTGCCATATTTGCGAGGAGTGCTTGAGCAGTGCATATATTGGATGTTGCTTTGTCTCGTCTTATGTGTTGTTCCCTTGTCTGTAATGCTAGTCGTAATGCTTTATTACCTTGACTATCTACCGACTGCCCTACAATTCTACCAGGAATCTTCCTCTTATATTTTTCAGTGGTTGCAAAGAATGCTGCATGAGGTCCTCCATATCCCATAGGTATACCGAATCTCTGCATACTACCTACAGCAATATCAAATCCCATATCACCTACAGGTTCTATTAATACTTGTGCCATAGGATCTATAGCAACAATTTTTATACATTTATATACATCTGCAACTCTATTAATTGCCAGAGGTTCTCTTATCCTACCTTTGTTATTTGGTAGTTGCATTATATAAGCAAATGCATCTTCAAAATCGTTTAACTTGATAGTGTTTGATAGATCTATTGTTTGTATTTTTATACCTAGAGGTTCTGCTCTGGTTTCTAATACTTTTAAAGTTTGTGGAAATATTTCACTATCCACTAAAAGTTTATCTTTATCTTTAGAACTATTATATGCCATTATCATAGCTTCTGCTGCTGCAGTTCCTTCATCTAATAAAGATGCATTAGATACTGGTAACCCTGTTAGTTCTGTAATCAGTGTTTGATAATTAAATAATGCTTCTAATCTTCCCTGAGATATCTCTGCCTGATATGGTGTATAAGATGTATACCATGCAGGATTCTCGAATACATTTCTTTGTATAACTGGTGGAGTTATTGTACCATAATATCCCTGACCTATTAGAGTTCTTTTGACTACATTTTTTGATGCTATTTCTTTTAGTTCTTTTAGTGCTTGCTCTTCACTACATGGTTTTGGTAAGTCACCATCTCCACGAAGTAAGATAGAAGTCGGCACTACCTGTCTTACTAATTCTTCTAAGGAAGATACACCTAGGTCTTCTAACATTCTGTTCTGTTCTTGTTTTGAAGGACCTATGTGTCTTGAAATAAATTCTGTCATACAATGTAGTTGTTAATTACTAGGTAGTCTATGTCCATTTTTTTAAATGCTTTGATTGCATCTTCTGGGGTTTCTACTATTGGTTCACCGTTATCATTAAATGATGTATTGAGAAGAACTGGAACTTCAAACTTACGAAGTAATGTACAAAGTTTAGGATTCAATTCGTCATTAACAGTTTGCATTCTACATGTACCATCTTCATGAATGATAGCAGGTAGATCTTCTTTTACATCATATGAGTATAGCATGTATGGTGAATCATATCCACGACCTTCTAAGGTTACTCCTGCAAAGGGTCGCCAATACTCTCGATGTTTTACCCTACTATTAATTATATCTTTATTTTCTGCTTTGTGTGGAGACATTAAAATAGATCTAGAACCTAATGCTCTAGGACCATGTTCTGACCTGCCTTGAAACCATCCTATTATTTTATTCTCATCTATTAATTTAGCAACTACCTCACATAACATATCAAAGTCTTCAAAGTAATCTGCATCCTCTGGTACATAATCATCATATGACTTACCAAGTAATGCTAGATTAGTTGGTAGTTCGATAGTCTCTTGTGTTTTATATGCAGCGTAAAGTGCAGCACCAAAATGTACCCCTGAGTCATTTGGATATGGTGGTATATGTAAATTATTAAACATTGGTCTGAGTAAACTATTTGTACATACATTTAAGAAACAACCACCTGCAAGACAAGTATCCTCCTCTAGATAATCCTCTCTTAAGGCACTAACTAATTTTACCAGAGCATCTTCAAAATGTTGTTGTGTATAGTATGCTATATCATCTGCACTATGTCCATCTAATTTTTTAAATACATCATTGTATTCATAGAAGTTGACCCAAGGTGGTTTAAATTCATATCTATCAACATTCCATCTTTTATCATTAGAAAATAAGTATGGCGGTTCTACATCTGGCATCTTACCATAAGCAGATAGTCCCATTACTTTTCCTTCTGGACTGAATGTAGATACATCTATATAATCTTTTTCATCATAATGATATATCAATTCATTTTTATCATTGTAACTATGACTCTTACTTTTTTTAAGATTATATGTTTGAACTGCCATCTCCATGTAGTAGTCACCAAATGAATTTTCACCCTGTCCAGAAAATAAATTAAATGATCTAAAAATTCTTTTCTTCTTATCAAAATATCCTATACTATTATTCTCAAATCCCTTTGTAGATGAGTCTGCAAAGTCCCACCTTGGACTACCCATACCATCTAAGGTAAACCAACTACCACTATTAAATGGTGATGTAAAAACAGTTGATGCTGCATGGCATAGATGATGACCTATGTACCATATCTCAGCATTAGGAAATCTAGATTTTAAAAATGTTGCTATGTCTCCAGATGCAGTAAATGTATTACATAAATGAACTGCTGTTGGAGAGTATGCTATGATATCAATATCTTCTGGGGTTAGATCTTCTAAACAATATTTTATAGACAGTTCTGGATAATTACCTTCTTGTTTATTTCTTGTCAGTCTTGATTCATCTATACTTCTGATGTGTTTTCCATCTACAAATAATGTAGCACCAGAGTCATGTACTCTAGACATATCATCTGCATGATTTCCATTCCAACCAATAGCACTATGCAGACCTAGTATTTTCATAATTAAAAACTAAAAGTTCTTTACGACCTTGTTGTTCTTTCATATATTCACCAACAGATCTCATAGTATATGTATGGTCAAATTCAGCAGAATACCAGTTGTTAAATCTATCTTTAATTAGTTGACTACTATTGTATGATATTAATTGTGTTGCTGTATACTTGTCACACATGGTAGCAAAATAATCATGACTGAATCTTTTATGTAGATCTCCTTTCTTACCACCATATAAGTTATCTTTGATCTCATAAGGAGGATCTAGATAAACAAAAGTATCTTTATTATCTGATAATAAATCTGACCAATCAGCATTTGTAATTTGCCAGTTCTCTATCAACTTACCATATGCTGCTAGTTTTTCAATTCCTCTGTAGGAGAAATTAGATTCTGATGCTTGAGGAGAGAAGGACGATGCTTCAGTAAGACCAGAGAAAGAACACTTATTAACAATATAGAAAGCAGCTGCTCTTTTCTGATTCGATAGTTTCTCATCGTTTAAATCTTCTTTTGATTGAATGAATAATTCTTTAGCAGTATCTCTATCTGGATACATGTTTTTTGTTGACCAGAGTAAGTCCTGTAATCCCTGACCATCATGCTGTAATTCTTTCCAGAAATTAATTAAGGGTACATATAAATCATTTACCCATACATTAAGATGAGGATACATCTTAGTAACATATAGTGCAACAGAACCACCTCCTAGAAATGGTTCTCTATATTCTTTGAACTTACTTAGGTCTGGAAAAACTGTTGCTAGTTTTGTGCAAGCACGAGACTTACCGCCAGGATATCTTAGTGGTGTTTTTAATGACTTCATTGTATTAGTATAACATAAGTTTTTAATTATTTCCACTTACCTGAGTATAAATTTTTACCACTAGATTTAGTGTAAATAATTGGCATAGCTTCGTATGGTTTACCATCCCTATGTAAGATGTTATTTTTATGATCTAACATCTCAAGATTTGTAATATGATTATTAGATCTGTTTTTATCTATATGATTTACTTCTAAATTAGGACTATAAAATTTAAACCATGCCTTTGCCATTATCCTATGTACTAACTTACCATTGTATGTTTGATAACCATCTTCATTAAGATGAAAATCTTTAACTTCTCTGTATAAAGCATTTTTTGGCCTTGCTAATCTACCATCATAAAATAAAACTAAACTACTAGACTTATCTCTATTAAACCATCTCCACTCTGGATGGCATTCCGATATAGGTGGTTTGATATAACCTTTTTTCCAACACCAATGAAAGTAACCCTTAACAGACATAGGAACATAGTTTATAAAATCCTTATCAGCAGTGATGAAGTCTTTGTATAAAAGTTTTTTAACTCTAGTACATATCTGTATCTCTCTAGAGGTAATTAAAACCTCTTTTTTATACAGAAATTTTTCAAATAAAGGAATTCTTTCACCTTTCTTTAATAACTCATACCATGCATATGTTTGTTCATCTTTTTCTCTTGGTTTTCTATCCTTTGGATGAAGCATTGCTCTACTTTTACCAATAGGAAGCACATCGTGAGTGTCTTTATAGAAGGTCACTTAAATTCACACTCCACCATAATTTCTGTTAGTGCTGCTAATAGATTAATTTCTTGGTCAGCAACAAATGCTATCTGGTATTGATATTTTGCAATAATCAATACCGCAGCAGCGATACTAGGACCATCTAAATTACTGTACATAGCATCGTAGACTTTACGAAGCAAAACAGAAGGGTCATTGTCTAAGTTTGCTACAACCCATTTTCTTACAGCAGGGAAGTCTTTTGCTTTCAGAGTTCTAATTAAATCATCAACTCTTGCATCAGTAAATTCTGCTAGTATCGCAGTATCTATTTTACCAGAAACAGAATATCTTTGCAACTCATTTAATACTCTTCTCCAGTCTGGAAAATGTTTGTTAATTAATTGTAAGAGAACTTTCTTGTCAAAGTCAATGTTCTCTGCTGTAAGTATACCAACAATTCTTTGGAAGAAAGCAACTTGTATCTCTGCCTTTTGACTTCCTTTGATAGAAAACTCTACTACAGAACATCTTGAATGTAGTGGTTCAATGATTTTATTCTTGTAGTTACATGTAAATATAAATCTACAGTTTTTATGGAATGCTTCTATATTACTTCTCAATAATAACTGTACATCGTGTGTTGTATTATCTGCCTCGTCAATAATAATTACTTTATGTTTAGTTGTTGGTAGTAATGACATAGTAGAAGCAAAGTTCTTTGCCTGTCCTCTTACTGTGTCTAGAAATCTACCTTCATCTGATCCATTAATTAAAATATAATCACAACCTAATTGTTCGCACAATGCTTTTGCTACTGTAGTCTTACCAACACCTGCAGGACCTGTTAAAAGAAGATTAGGAATCTCTCCTTTGTTTAGGAACTCTGTAAAAGTTTTTTTAATACTCTCAGGAAGAATACAATGTTCAATAGTTTTAGGTCGATACTTCTCAACCCAAAGAAAGTCTGATTTCATAATATAAAGAAAGTGCTTGGAAGAAACAGACGGTTGCTGATAAAATTGTTAAAAATCTTATCAGTTTAGTCATCATGTTCGTCCCAAGGATCAGTGAGGTTTTCGTTATCAAAGAATGCTTTGTAGACACCTATACCTACTAAAGCAAACAATGTAATACCTATTATAGCAGCAAACTGCCCAGATTGCGAGAGTCCACCATAATTACCATGTGGTACAAGTGTGTTATAGCACTTTGCAATTTTTTGTGGATCATTCCATGTGCCAGGCAAAGTGTAAACTGGTGGACATGCTGCTAGTAAATTAATCATAATACCCAATCTGGTTTGCGGGATGGGTCACGAATATAATTAGATGTAACCCAAGGTTTGCTGCTAATGTAATTCTTGTAAGCATCAAAAGTGTTAATGCTTGTGTCATGTTTAAACTCATCGGTCATAGCTCTGACAAACTCATATGCCCAGTAAGGTTCATATGAATCTTTTGGAAAAATCTGCAATGCAGCATTGAGAGTATATCGACAACTGTGTGTCTTTTTGTATCTGTGTGCATACTCATCACACAGTGCAAGTCCATGTCGTAATAACCAATAGAAATGCCTTTGTGCCCATACTGTACAGGGATGGTTGCGGAATGCACCCTTATCTGTTTTGTATGGTTCTCCATTTAATTTAGGTAATGTACCAAATCCATGTCCCCATTTTTTAGATGCTACGATAGATAACATTTGACATGTTTCTAGTGGCATCTTGACAATATGTTTATCAGGTAATACCTGAGCACATTGTACTGGATCTGGACTAGTTACAAAGATGTTCATTCAGATGCTCTCCACTGCTTACGCATCATAACATACGCAGGACTTTTTGCAACATAATCACGAACTTTTTTAAATATTCGAGCGGACTCTGCAAACTTACTGGTCATGTGATCTGGTTCTTGAGGTAGAACTTCTTTAGTTCCCTTCTTATACTTTCTACCAGAATTATGATTAGCATATCGTCTTGCACGAGTGAAACCCATCTCTAAAAATTTACGACACATATCCATACCGATGAAGTCTTCTTCTAACCAGTAATCTAGAAACATGTCAAGGATTTTGTTTGCAGATTTTACTGCTTCATCTGGAGTTTTGAATCTCCAATGAGCACATATATCATTAGTATAAGGGCGAACCAGAAGCACTCCCTGTTCTCCTCTTCCAATACGATAAAGTTGACGAGTTTCCTCGTCTGTAAAATTAAGTTCTTTGTAATTAAGATCATAATCAAATTCCTTCATTACTAAAATCCTTTAGGTTTTTCTTTTGGTATGTCTAGGACTTCTACCCTAGCATCAAAATTAATCATATTACAATGATTCCACCACCACTCTTGAACTTCGTCCCAAGACTTTACAATAAAAGTTGCATAATGTTTAGAAACTATTTTGTAATGATGACGATCATATGGTTCATCACTTGTTTGTTTAAACATCACTCGTATGATGAGTCTGGTTCTAGTGCAATATAATAATCTAAATTATAATCGCTGTTTGTAAATTTAGCAAGCAATTGTTTAGATATCTCTACATCATAAGAACCTGGCAACAGTTTGATATTCTCTACTCTAAAGTTAAGTTCAAATGCTTTGTCTGTTTCTCCAACATGTAAGGAGAACTCATTAGAGTTATCATTCTTACGGTCAGATACTAAAACAGAAATAGTTCTTCCATTACCAATCACTGATAGATCTGGTAATTGATATACAGCAGATGCTTTGAGTAATTTATTTAATTGATCACTGTTGATCTGGAAACATACATCACTTGATGGTAATGTAATTCCCTTCTCAGGTGGTGAGATAATTACATCGGGATCTGCAAAAGCAAATTTAACTTTAGTAGTCAAACCCTCTCTGATGATCATGTAAGTTTCATTCTTTAAATCCAAGTCTGGATCTTTCATAAGACTTACACCATTTAAGAATTGTGGCAAGTCGTATATACCAAAATCTCTCTCAAAGTTTTCATCAACATCTGCCTCGGCAAGTATGTTTTTCATCACACTAATAGTGCGAAGTTTAGAACCTTTCTTTACTAAGATAGATTGGTTGATTGAAGAGAAATTCTCTAGCAGGTCAATAGTTTTTTCAGATAGTTTCATATCCATCGTTGTCTAATCCTTCAAAGTGGTATAATAATACAGCATAGTGTATTATCTTCTGAATGTCAAGCTTTGGTGTGCCTTTCTTGTCATATCTAGAAGCATACTTTAGTATATTACTCCTACAAAATGCAGAGGCATCACCAACAGAATCTATGAGATCTAAAGTTTGTATTTTATTAGAGTAATGTTTGGAATATGTTTTTCCAACATACTCTTTGATACTGTCTAAGATCTCATCTTCATTATATTTGAACTCAGTTTTTATTGGAAATACTTCGTCCATAGTTCCTTCAAGATGATGTGCTAATAAACTCCATGAGTTTGTCATGAATGCCAACCGTAAGGTGAGACAACAGTGTCACTCTTCTTACCGTAAGCAGCAACCTCTGGATCAGGATCTAACCACTTTACATACTCTGGATCTTCAATAGCACAGTCTAGTTGTATAGAACTGTCAAGATAATACATGTCGTAATATCTTTTCTGTATGTCGTTGAACTTTTGTATGCGATAGTCTGGTTCGCCATTTGTTTCTAGAAGACCTTTCTGTACAAATCTGTAAGGGTATCTTTCTAGGATTACTTCTGTTTTTGAATTAGGCATAGTCTTCATAAGTTTTGAATTCGTTGTATGCAGATTTGAAATCTTCTTGACACTCTACAGATGCTACCATAGCAGGTTGGTGCATTGTGCCACGAAATACTAGAACACCTACAGGACCTTGCTCATCTTCCATAGAGAGATAGTCGATGGTGGGTGAGAGTTGAACTCCTTTCATAATTTTTTTTGTTGTTTGTATCCTTATTATAACCGCATATGTGACTCTTTATTGGACAATCGAGCCACTTTTTTTACTGTCACACTATGCGTCAGCAGAATTTCTAGTAGCATAAGAGAATCCACCTTTCTTTGTGAACTCTATTACAGTACTAAATTTATCTAACATATCTGTTTTATGTGATATCACAAATACATTAGCATCTTTAACAACATACTTTATAATTTTTATAAATTCATCCGTTCCAAATCCATCTAGTGATGAATCAAATACTTCGTCTAAAATTAACAGGTTGGTGTTTGCAGAGTTTTTAAACCTAGCAATTTCTCTCCATGTAAAGAGAAGTGCTAGGTCAATACGCATTTTCTCTCCCTCCGAAAAAGATGAGTAGGAGAACTTATCATGTATTGGATTTTGAATCGTTTCGTTAAACTCTTCGTCTAGACGGAAATTTATATAAAAATCCATCATCTGTAAATAACGATTCACTTGCTCATTTATTAGGGGAAGATATTTTTTTATGATCTTTGCTTTTACTCCTCCATCTTGTAATAGAGAGTATGCAAAGTTGTTGTAGTTTATCTCCTCTTTTTCATTAGCAAGATTATCAAATACAATCTCAAGTTCTCCTTTGAACTTTCCTAATTCCTCATGTTCAGTATTTCTGTTTTGTAACTTACTGGTAACAGTTTGAATTTCCTGTTGTAGATCTCCTGTTTGTTGTTGTAAAGCAGAAATTCTAGTATTATTTTGAGAAATGTCATAAGTTAAGTTGCTGATCTCCTTAGTGAAAGTGTTTGATTGACGCTCTCGTTCTCCTTCTTTTCGTATTGACTCCTCCAGTTTCTGATAACCTTCGTTGAGTTCCTGTGCCTTAGATTGAGCGTCTTTAATTCTATTTAACCGAAATGATTCTTCAATGTGTTGGTCACATGTAGGACATGTTTTGTGTTCACTGAAGAACCTTTCTTCTTTAGTAATTCTTGATACTTTATTACCTATCTTCTGTTTCAAAGAACCTAGTTGTTGCAGTCGTTGTGAAGCATCTGATACTGTTTCTAATTGTTTCTGAACGCTAACTAAATTTTCATTTAAGTTTTCATTTTTCTTTAACAATTTGTCTACATCTAACGCAATAATATTAAGTTTTTCTTCTTTTTCATGTATAGTTTCTTTACCTCTCTTGTCTAGTTCTCCTATGAACTCCTCTTGCATCCTTACCTTATCATGTAAGTTATCTTTCTTTAACTCTAAAGTCCTTACAGAGTCCTTGACAACCCTTAGTTTGTCTCTTACTATGTTATTCATAGCAGAGAATATTTTGATGTCCAGAAGGTCTTCTATGACCTCTCTACGGTTAGGACCGTTGAGTTGCATGAATGGTATAAAGTTACTACTACCTAGAATGACTATCTGTGTAAATGATTTAAAATTTAATTTTAGTATCTGTTCTTCCAGAACCTTTTGATTGACTCTATCATCTGCTTCTTTGTTACGCATATTGCCATCTATCTCAATATCAAAAATGTTCGGCTTGATACCACGACGAACAAGATATTGTTTTGAACCAATCTCGAATTCTATCTCTGTCTCTGTACCTTTCTCATTAGTTGTATTGACTAACTGAGTCTTTGTAATCTTTCTATATGGTTTATTGAATAGCACAAAACATATGGCATCTAGCACAGTAGATTTACCTGCACCATTTGCTCCTACAATCAATGTGGTTCCATCATCATTTAATTTTACTTCTGTCCATTGATCACCTGTAGACAAGAAGTTTTTCCACTTAATTTTTTTGAACCGAATCATCCTGTTTTGGAGGTATTACGAAGTCGTTTGTCGAGATAATACTATACTTATAATTATACACCTCACACGCTTTTATTGCAACCTCTTCGTCAACTTCTATAATATCCATTTCTTTTTCTGTCATCTCGGCATATCTAATTGCATCGTCTTCCTCTTCAAACATATACAAGACCTTATCACCTGCAGCATCTTTCACTGCGTAAGCACCCTCACGATGACCCTCTTCAGTGAGTAACCACATTAGTCAACCTCACATGCTTTGTTGTACAGTCCTCCGATAAGTTCTTTAACTCTATTCTTGTCAAGACTAATCTCCGATTCTTCTATAAATCTATTTAACAAATTGATAGTGTTCTCCTCATTCTCTGCATCAAACTCTTCTCCATGTACATAACCATGATTCCAGTCAACACTCTCAATAACTTTTAGATCTTCTACACCTACTGTATTGAGTTTATCTAAAAACTTCTCAAACTCTTTTGGTTTAGTTCTTTTCTCTACTATAACTTTTATAATCTTACCTGCATATGGGGTAGCATCAAACAATTGATGTGGAGTATCTTTATAATAAATTTTATGAAACATCCTATGAGGATTGTTTACAGGTGTTGCCTCATATGTATCTGAGTCCCAGATATGAAAACCACGAGTGTCATCACAATCATTCCAGAACATCTCATAAGGATTTCCTAGGTAGTAAACTGTACCGTCTGTGGATCTAGTATGATAGTGTCCTGTATATACTCTGTCAAATTTATTAAACATATCAGCATCACCACTAGCACCATGACTCTGTGTAAATCCTTTGTATACTGCATATCCATTTAATTCTAGATGACCAAAACATACTTTAGATTTACATGACTTTATTTTTCTTTCTATCTTAGGTCTGTTGTCTTCATTCAACCACCCTATGAAAAGACATTTTGTGTCGCCAATCGTATACTCTGCGTAGTCAGGGATAGTGATGATATTATCATATTCTCGTAATAAAAGATCAATAGAATTGATTGAGTTATTGTTTTTGTAATAGGCAGTATGATTACCCACGATAGTATACACAGTGATACCCATATCTCGTAACCTATCGAAGTAATTTTTCTTCGACCATTCGAGACTCCAGAGATCAATAGTTCTACGGTTGTCGAAAGTATCTCCCATATCAATGACTGTTTTGATTCCTTCTTTTTCGAGGGTCGGGAAGAATACTGTGTCATAAAATTTCTGGAAGTAATCATGGAATACTCGGTTGCCTTTTCGCATACCAAAGTGTTGATCAGTAATAATCGCTGCTTTCATCTATTAGTGTTTTTATACTGAATGTTATCCTTAATTGTATTATAGTCCGAACTCGTCCCTCCTGCACCCTCTTCCACTACCATGACCTGATCGTAACCAGTTCTTTCTATTATCTTGGTTTTTATTTCAAGTTGCTTCTTTTCCTTCTGTATGCGTCTGAGGAAAGCATAATAGATTATCTGTGTAAAGTATGCAAATGGATTATTAGACTTGTTAGGATCGAAATTATGAATGTACTGTACGCAATTCTCTATGCCATCACCTATCATATCCTCTCTGAACATATAGTTAACAAAGTTTGGTTTGTATGACAAGTGTGTTGCTATTTTTAAAAAACACTCGCCAAGATAATTACTGATGGCGGGTGGGTCGATTCCTTTTTCTTTAGCAATGGCACATTTGCTGCGATAGACAATCATTGCTTCTAACAATTCCTTATTATTGACATAATGATCGGATCTTTTTCGTGGCATTATAGTTACCTTTCTGTGTATATTATAACATAGCTTGACAACTATGCAAAATACATGTACAATAGCCTTGTGGGCGTTTCAAGATCATACTGTAGTTGATATTCCAGGCTTATCTATAGCAAATATTTTCTCTAGAGATACTCTAGCGGTGTCTACATTTCCTAACTTACCCATCTTTTCACTAATATTTACACGGTTGGCGGTCGTTGTTTTTCTTCCTAGGTTATAGTGTTGATATGCTGCTACCATCTCATGATCAGGTTCTAGTTCTTTCAATGTAATAATTTTGTCAAATGATAAACGATATATTTCATCTTCTTCTGGAATAGTTATCCAAGGAACTAATCTAACTAATGTATTTGTTCCTTTATGAGTCAACTCTACTTTTAGCGGTTCGGCAATAAAGAAGCAAGGTTCTATACCACTATCATCCATAGTGGTGACTGCTATTATCTCTTCACCAGAAATTAATTTAAAAACAAAATAGGTATCTTCTTTTTTCATTGTTTCTCCTTTAATGAAACTCTGACAAGATCATAATTAAAGTGTTCTTCATTATATATTTTAATTCTTTCTAGTAGATGATTCAATGTGTAATTCTTTTTTGTCTCTAAGTTTGGTAGAGTTACTCTACAATCATCTGCTATATCATACAAAGTTGCTTTAAATTTATTAGATCCTTTCCTTAGAACCCTACCAATACTTTGTAGATTGCGTATTCTACTTTTGCTAGGAGATGCAAAAATGACATTATGTAAGTTCTTAATGTTAATTCCTGTAGAAAAAGTACCATAAGAGGCAACAATGATTGCATTTGATTCCTTCTCCGTTATCTCACGAACCTGTTCTCTATCTTCAACATCAACTCCTCCGTGTATAAAGAACACTTTACGATCATTAACTGTATTTATTAGATCGTATATGATCTGACCGTGGGTTTCTACCCTACTATACAGTATTAAGGTATTACCTTTAAGGTCTAACGCTAGATTTTTGATAAAATTGTTTCTTTTTTCATGTGATATAAGGTATTGTATCTCTTCTTCATAGGTATCGAAGCATACTTTACCACTCATAGGGTGTTTTAGTAGTATAATTTTAGCATTTAACTTAGCAAGATACCCCTTCTCCATCAATTCATGTGTCTTAACTGTCTTATATGAAGGTCCGAACAGTCCTTCTAGGACAAGTTTATGTGTTTGTGTGCCATCTAGTGTGCCTGTAAACCCATAACGATACTTTGCTTGATGCAATTTAGTCATAATTTTTACGAGGGAAGCAGACTTGAACTGATGTGCCTCGTCACCTATGACAACTTCAAACTTCTCAAAGTATATCTTAGGAAGTTTATAGATAGATTGCCAGGTGGTAATGACAACTGGAGTATCTACTTCTTTCTCACGACCCGCATAAATTTTGGAGCAATATGTATCAGCATCCCAACCGTAAGATACGAAGTCCTTATGCATCTGCTCTACCAGAGATGTCGTTGGAACAACTATCAGAGTCTTTTTCTTTTGCTCTGCGAAGTACCTCACTAATGAGTAAATCATCAACGATTTGCCAGAGGCTGTTGGGCTTATCAGTAGTCTTCTGTTGTGTCTTAGAGCATCGTATACTCCCTCAATTTGATAACTTCTTGGAGGAATCTTAGATATAGCATTCATATAATCCTTGACACCTTCCATAGAAATCATATCATTGACTTCAAATGGAGTGCCATAGAACTTACTGTCTTCAAATTTATAATCGTAATTATGATTCTTACAGAACGATACTATCTTATCAAGTAATCCAACATATATCTCTCCCTTTTGTAAATTAAATAATCTTATCTTACCATCCCAGTGTCTATTCCTATACTGTGGCATGTACTTTGCACCAGGTATATCAAATGTAAATTGGTCAGACAACTCATGAGCAACATGAGGTTCTGATACAATCTTTAAATAGACTTCATTCTTTTTTGAGATAATAATGTCTGACATCATCCTGATAGTTTTTGCCAATCAATAATATTCTTTAATTGAAACCCTCTACTATTAATCTGTTTGATAATATCCTCTAAGTATGTTAACATTACATCGTAATATCTTATCTTTAATACTATGGTCTGCACCTTATCGTCAGCATCCATGTACCTTTTTACTGAATCTTTCTCTCTTACTTTATATGGAAACGGTTCGGCCTGATACACTGAGGGGTCGGATTTTCCTGTGTAATAGTTGTGCCTGTCTAGTTTAACCTTAGACTCTTGTGCTATTGCCTTCTCTTTTAATAATTTTAGAGCATTGTAAACATCCCAATACTTTGCATGTAACATTGGGATCTTTGCTGCTTCGTCGTGTATTTTAAATTGATCAATCTGTGAGTCAGTTTCCCACATACTTTGTATAGTTTCAAGATTCATGTTGTAATAGATGATGTTCTAACCCTAAACCTAGTGTCAAGGATTTCATAGATGAGATATTTGAATGTAACTGTTGCTGTAAAATATGAGTAGTCAGTCTCACCTGCAGTAAATTCCAAAGTAGATAAGGATATTGGAAATAGATCCTTAAATTTAATGTATGACATAGGAACAAAGTTACTATTTAAAACTGTTAGCGTTCCATCACTAAATTGTTTTAAATCATCAATTTCCCCACGGTCATTAACTAAGTTTGTAAACTGATCAACAGACTTAGGATAACCTAATCCGTAAATCCAGTTATGGATTTCTAAGAAGTTTTCCATGTTCTCATCTACTAAAAATTGTAGAGTGAGATCTTCAAACTGTATCTGATCGCCTGGTACAGGAATTGCTTTTAGATAATTTCCTACATCAATATTTCCCAACTGTATGCCAGGTATTCTGGTTGAATTGGAAAAGAAGTCTACTTTTGGTGCTCTAGCAAGGTTGAACTGAAACCCAGATGGAGACAGAAAATTCCTAT